CACCAGCACCATATTCTTCGCGCAGCCGCTTCCAAGCGTTGTCAGGAGTAACAGAGCGCCTAATCTTGCGAACTTCCTCATTGCGTCGTTTCCCTTCCTTCTTCGACGCATCTACAACTTCTTTTCTGCCTTCGTCGCGGTGCCGGTTGGCTCGGCTGTGGTCCCAGAACGCGATCCCGGCGCCGATGGCGGCGATGACGCCGATCATGATGCCGCGTCGGGCGATCCAGCCGGTGAGGAGTGCCCATATCATGCTGGCCGCGTCCCACCACGCACGCTGACAATGTCCTCGTCGCGCAGTTCGATCCCAGACCTGCGGCGTGCCGACTCTTTGGCAATCCGCTTTGCGCTGTCGCGATCTGGTGCGTTGACCCGCATCCAGTGCCGATTGCCACGACGGGTTGTGAGTTCAGGCACGAGGCTGTTCAGTGCGATCATATAGACGTAGTTCATTCGACCGTCTCCGGTTCGGACAGCATGGTTTTCGCGGCGATAAAGACCGACAGGCAGGCGAGCCCAGCCATGATTGGGGCGAGGGTGATGCCGGTGGATTGTGCCATACTGCCGACGGCCGAGAAGCCCATGAACTGCTCTCCCGCGCTCATCAGAAGGTTGCCCAGCCCTTCGAGCTTATCGGCAAACCAGGCACCCGCAGATGTTGCGATGGCAAGCGGTGCGCTATACCACGGCACCTTGACGGGTTTGGTTTCCGGCGCCTGCGGCATGGCCATCTCGGTCGGCACCTCGACGGGAACCGGAATGATATCATTGTCGGCGAACATGGCTGCCTCGGCTTTCCGGCGCCTCACCAATCCATTGTATTTGACCTTAGGCCCGCCTGCGCCTTTCGAGGCATAGACCCATCGGGAGAATTCAACCTCGGCGCTGGCGTAGTCGCCCTTGTTCAGTTTTCGAAGGAGGGTAGAGCGCGTGAACGCACCGACGCCGAGGTTATAGACGAACGACACGAGGGCATCGTGTTGTTGCTGATTGAGGGGAACGGTGACCAGGCGCTGAACCTCTGTGGCGCAGCTTTGCAGCTCGGCCATGAGGGCGTTCTCGGCCTGTTGGCGTGTCCAGCGCATTCCCAGCTTGACGCCGTGAATGCTGCCGTAGCCGATCGTTGGCACGCCGGCGACATCGAGATACGCCGTACAGGAGCCGTCTTTTTGCTCGACGTGGTAGCCTTCGAAGTGCTTGACGAGGTCGAGCCCGGCTTGGCTAATCGGCAGGATGTCCATTAGGCTGCATCCTTTCCCTCGTCGTCGTGCTCCAGGGCTGCAAGGGCGCGATAGAGCCGAGTGGACATCTTCATCACCTTCAGGTTGTTGTCGGTGATGTGCTCGGCAAGCTCGGCGTAGCGCTGTTCCAGGTCTGTCTGGCGCCGATCCACTGTGGTCTCAACGTCGCGGACCATTTCGCCGAATGAGTGCAGCAAGGTGGCAAATCGGGTCAGCTTGGCGCTGTCTGGGTCTTGGGCCGTGGTCGTTACGCTGGTTGATTTCTTTTCGACCGTAACGAGCCGTGAACGAAGATCACCTAGTGCCTTGTTGACTTTCTGCTCAACGATAGCGTCTACGCGAGCATTGAAGGCGTCGTTGAACTGGCGCAGCATGTCTTCGGACACGACCGGGCGGGCTTCCAGCTCCGCGACACGGGCCTCTAGCGCGTTGATGCGCTTGGTAAGGAATATCCCCTGGTCATCGCCGAGTGTTTCACGTGAAACATCGCCGGCGGCCGCTGCGGCCTCTCTGGCGGCATCGACGAGGGCGTCCAGGTCTACGTGGAAGTGTTGGCCCTTCTCGGGGTCGTCGTCCCGGTAAGGGACGGCAACGACGCGATGGCGGGCGGGATCGAATTTGGCCATGATGCGTGTCCTGCGGGTGTGATACGCATCACTGATGAACCGTTAACTGATTTGCGAACTAATAGCTATTGCCGCCAACCCAGATGTGGCCGGGGATGTTGCGCGATTGCATAAAGGACTCAACGTCTTGGGGACGCAGCAGGCGGACGCTGTCAATTTCATAGTACGGAATGTTGTCCGCCGTCATCGTGCCGGGCGTGCCGTTGTCCTTAACGTATTTGACGATGGCGCTGCGCTGTTCTTGTTCGAGCTGCGGCACGCCGTTCTCGTCGTAGGTCTGGTCGGCGAGTTTGGTGCTCTGGAAGAACTCGCCGGAGATGCGCAGCAGGGCTACGACACCCGGCGCGAAAGTGGGCGGCGTGATCTCGTTGCCTTCGCCATCGTAGGTGCCGTTGGCGGTCTTGAACTGGCCGGAGCCTGCCCACCAACAATAGGAAACGCCTTCGCGGGTGTTGCCTTCTGCGTCAAGAAGCGGGTTGGCGGGCGGGTGCGCCTTGGCGAAGTTCACCAGATCGGCCTTACCACCCGGTGCGTAAAGAATGATGTCCATCATGGTAAGTCACCTGCTGTGGACCATGTTGCAAGGTCGGCGTCTGAGACAACGCGCGGGAGGTAAATAATTCGGCGAATATGGCCATTCCACGGGTCTGATCTGGTGGTGTATCTGTGGCCGAACCTTAAATCATTATACGTTGCCTGATTTTGATCAAAAGTATCGTCCGTTGCTACCGTTGCGCCATCAGCAGTGAATGCCGTATTTGAATCTTGATAAGCCCCAGCAAGCCGCACTACACTTCCCGCAGTGTAGGTTGCTGTGATCGTGGGTATTGCGTCAGCTCCGGTATCATTCAGCTCACCGCGCCATGCGGTTGAACTGTTACGTCTAACACTTAGATGCGGTGTCGCAGCGTCACCCTGCCCGAGAATAGTCGAATCTACTGGCATTACGTCTCCGTCCTGACGGTGTGAACCTTCTGCATAAACAGAAAAACCAGAGGCGTTGTCAGGAAAGCTTGTTTCAACTAAAGTGATGTTATCCACCGCCCTCGTCGCAGTCGCCCCATACGTCTTTATGAGAGAGGTGGGGACGAAGCCGGTTTCAAACTGGGCGCCGTGGACTAATATCGTGTTTGATGTTGTGTACGTCACATGGCCAGTGCTATCAAATGTGTTTCCGGTTGCCGCCTCAGCGATTCCAATAACAACAACCGTTGATGACGCTAATCCGACTTGCCCGCTTAGTGTGCATCTATACCAACCACCACCAACATCTTCTTGAAGTGTTGAATTTATTGTTCCCGAGGTTGATCCAACGTCTGTTTCACTTGCCGATGATCCACCTGTTAAATCAAAAACGGCAGAAACAAAATGCTCCGAACCTCCTTGGAATGAAATCCAAGCGTAATTATTCGTTCCAGCTTTTAAATATACGGAATATGTATAGTCTGTGTTGATTGCAAAGGTTGTGGCTAAAAAATAGTGGTGCTTTGAACCAACACCATCACCTGTCAACGTGGAGGCTGAATTTGCGACTCCATCAGGACCAGTCGCATCCTGAGCGTCAGAGGAATTTGTGTTTGTCCACGCCGTAAAGTCCTGACTCTCTGTAATCAAATTCGTCGCCGCCGGTTCGACCAGCAGTCCCCTTAGTGTCCCACTGGTATCGTGATCGTAGGGGAGGGCGTAGGCGGCAGAGCCTGCCGTTGCCACATAGCTTTCATCGGCGGGCGTAGCGAAGACTTGAGCCGTTCCGCTGCCCGACGTGGAGCCAAGCGTGAGCGTGGTCGTGGCTGCCGTGAATGACAAGGGAGAACCTGCCGTGGCCGTTCCCGTTGCAGCGCCCGAGGCCGTTATGGAGACCGTGCCTGTGACGAGTAGCTTGTACGTCTGGCCAGATACGACCGTAATACCCTGATCTGCCGGTGATGCGCTGTTGAGATAGAGATTATGAGCCGCATACGTCAGGTTCCCGCTCGCATCTAACACGTTCTTGATGGACGGGCTGGTATACGTCAGCAGATCATCAGGCACGCCGTCGAAGTCATTGGCTGGCGTCGAGGCGTCGAGCACATAGGCGCTGCCGTTGAAGTCCTGGCTGTTCTTGAAGAAGTCGTCGGTGAAATCCAGCGACAAGCTCTCCGTTTCGCCAAACACGCCCTGACGCGCGCCAGAGCACGGTTCTGCCGACGCTTCGAGCGTCCGTATTGCGACACCTGTTGGCATTAGCTCATACTCAGTCCAGCGGCGAATCCGTACCAAGTCGTGCCCGCGTCGGTTGTCAGGAAGGTGAGGATATCAACACCGCTAGTCGTCAGCGTCGGCGCATTGCCACCCGCCCAATCAACAGCTGCTGGCCAGTTGACCGTCTGAGAGCCGCCGTTCGTCAGAATCAGCGTGAACGACCCGCATGTGCCCGAGGCTGGCGGGTTGGAGAAGGTGAACGTCGTCGTGGACGTATCCACCGTGCCCGTCACGACGTTGCCAAGCTCCAGATCGATGTCCTGCGTGCCGCCGCCAATTGAGCCAATTGCGTTGACCGTTTCGCCGTAATCGCGCAACACAGGCTGGTCAATGATCTGGTCCGCCGCCGACAAGGTGCCCGAGAGCGTCGTCGCACCCAGCGTCTTGTTGGTAAACGTCGCCGTGCGTGCGTCCTGAAACGCCGCGACGTTGTCAACCGTGATCTTCTTTGAAACAGGCGTGCCGCCCGGATCGTCGATAATCACCATCAAGTCGCCGGATGTCGGCGTCGTGGCTAGCTCAGTGAGTGCTGAGACTTTGGTGTCTGCCATCTATCTACTCCAGAAGCATGTAGTCGCCGGTCTCAAGGAGGTAGAAGTCACTTGAGCCTGTTTCGAGGAGATACGCATCACCTGTCGGGCCACCGCCGCCCGCAATCGCAAGGTCGTCAATACTGTGATACTGCGCTTCGCCGCGATTGATCGCGAGGGCGTGCATGGCACCTGAAACGTTGGTGTAGGACGTGCCCAGGGTGCTGTTGATCCAAGCCAGCATTCGGCCCGTCCAGTTGCCGGCAGCGATCGCCTGAGCGTCCCAATATGCGTGCCAGTCGCCAGACGTATTGTGCGCGCTGCTTGTTTCGTCGCGCAAATCCTGTTGGCGGTTTTCCTGGTTCGTCGTCATGCTGCTGCCGTCGCCCCCGTATCGCAGGCGCGCCATGCGGTGCCGTCGTGGAAGACCACCACGCCCGTGCCTGCGCCCCCGCCTTCGCCGTTCTTGCGGCCGTCTGAGGCATAGGCGATCATTCCGGCGGCGCCCGTCGGCAACGTGCCGACGGTGTAGCTGTCCAGCGTCATCGTCGCGACACCAGACACCTGATCGCTGTCGTTGATCGAAACGCCAGAGCCTTGCAGCTTCTTGGTATCCGTCCCGTCGGTGCGTGGCACCACGTTATCTGTCGATCCAAGCCCGGCCGTGTAGACGCTTTCGGTCAGCGCGTCTTCAAGGTCTTGAATGGTCGTGTTCCAGTCATCCGGGTCAAGTGTTTCACCCTGAACGGCGGGATTGAAGTTGTTTGACGGCGCTGTGTAGGTTCCAGATGAGCGAGCCATTACCCCTCCACGAGCTTGATGTTAGGCAGGACGGGTGCGTCCATGCGTTTGGTGATCTCATTACGCATTGACTCGGTGGCGGCCTGGTTGCCGCGAACGTTCTTGGCCGTCTCGATTGTGAGCATCGGCAGCCAGGCGATGGCGCACTGCCAATCATCAACATCCTGACCTGTCTGCGGGCTCGTGCCGCGCACCAGCGTGTACCAGGCGCACTTGTGACAGACCTTGGATACGTCCTTTTGGTGCAGCGGGCAGATTGGCCCTTTATCGGCGATCGGTGCTTTCATTAGTCTTTCGTGGCCACGATTACGTCAGCATACTGCACGGCAAAATCCAGGGCGGTTCCAGACCCACCAAGCGGAACGGTGTGGGTATGGGCGCCGTTTGATGAGGTTGGGCCGATGTCTGGCGTGTATGTCGCGCCTCGGGTTGAATAGTCCGAGTTCGCGCTATTATCGCCTTTATATGCGGCGCCAACACTGTTGGTTGGAACCGTAAATGCGGAGATTGATTCGTTTGTCATAATAAAGTGCGTGTGAGCCCCATTGCTCGCCGCCGTAAGGTTCACGTTGGGCAGGTTGGCCTGGGCAATCGTGCGGCTTGTAAACACGCTGGAAAACGCCGTTGTGCCGCCTTCAGAGCCGCCTGTGCCCCCCGAGGACACAACCCTCAAGGCTTTGTCGTTGATGGCCTCAGCGGTCCATCCTGTCGGCGCAGCGGCCTGATAGAACAGCATTGAGGTTCCGGCTGCAAAGGCGTCGTATTGCTCGCCGGAAGCGTTCTGGACGCCGGTTGAGTTGATCTGCGCGGCAATGGCACCGCCAACAGCGATCCCAACAGTGTCGGCACCAACGCGATAGATGCCGGTGTCTGTATCGGTCGAGAAGATAAGGCCGGGCGCTGCGGCCGTTCCAGCGGTGATCTTGAGCTGGCCGGTCATGGCCGCCTGGCCGTCACGGGGAAGGCTGTTCGTGACCTCTGACGCGAAGTCGGTAAAGTTGGCGTTCATCTCCGAGGATGAAATCGTCGTGCCACTCGAAAACGAGTTGGACACCGACATTGTGCCTGATCCGTTACGGGGCATCTGCCACTCCCTCTTGGGCGCCTACGGCCCCGCCTGCCACACCAGCCTCGCGCACCGTGATGCGGGACGCGATGTCCCGAAGTCGATTAACGAGCTGGTCGTTGCTGCTAAGACGCTGCATAGCGCGTTCAAACGCTTTCGGGTTGCTTTTCTTAGACAACAGGTCCGCAACCTGTTTGGCCCAGCGTTCGGCAACCGTGGCGTTCAGACGTTGAGCACCATAGGCTCCTGCACCGCCTATCAATGCGCTTTGCCAAAACCGCCACGTCGTTGGATCACCGCCGCCGAAGATCACCCCAGAACCGACGCCAACACCGCCCATTTCCATAAGTTGGCGAGCTGTCGTTGAATTTCCCTGAAGCTCTGTCACAGCCTTTTGTGCGATTGATTCTAGATGCAACCAAGCCTCAAACTCTTTCGCTTTCTTTGGTCCCATCCCTATAGCAAGCTCAGCGCGATCTTTAGCTGATTGCGCGAACTTCTTTGAAATGTCTGCGCGGTCTTTCACGCCCTCAACCTTGCGCAACAATTCGTTTGCGTAAGCGTCCCGGAAGACCTTCTGTTCCTCTTGCGTCATCTTCTTGAGCTGCTTTGCCGCCTCGCGCCAGTTGGCCCGAACGCCGCCTTTGGCAAAGTTTTCTCCGGCTGTGGCTGCATCCTCTGCGCCAAAGAACTTGGCGGCTTGGCTGCGGGTCGCCTTGTAGGAGCCGACCATCGTGTCAAGTTCGTCGCGCAGTTGCTTGGCAAGCTGGCCAGCTGAGCCCTGATTGCCTTGTGATCTCAAATTTCTCTGCGCAGCATCATCGAGCTTGCGCTTGACCGTGTCCCAGAAGGCGAGGTTGGGATAGGCCGGTGGCCCCCCTGGTTTTCTCGTAAAGACGATGCGGCCATCATCCGTCACTTGAACACCGGCATTAAAGCCTTGGTAGCCATCGATCACAGCGCGATTTTGATACTCAGGAACCGCCTCTTTCATCGCTGCAACGAACTCGGGCGAGCTTTGGAGACGTTCCAGTGTCGGAGAGTTGAGCGGCCGGTCGCCTTGAGCAAAAGCTCTCTCATAGGCAGGTCTATTGGCGTTCCGCGCCTGCTCTCTAAGAGATTGTCGGATGTCTTCTGCGCTGCCGGTTAGCTTCTGGTTTTGACGCATCAGCAACGATGCGCCGCGTTGTGATTGAGCCTCAAGGCGAGGGTTTACAACGTCATCGAGTGTCTGGCGTGCTTCCGGTGACAGGTTGGCGGCTCGGCGGCCTAACGCACGCGCCCGTGCGCTTGAGTCAAGATTGACCAGCACGTCATCAGCGAGTCCGCCTGTCATCACGTCCTGCGTGGCTTGCGGGATTTGGTCGGCGTTCTGAAGGGCTCGGGCAACGTCTCGCGTTGCGGCGGCCTGTGGCCTGGTGATGTCTTGAATGCGGTTGAGTCCGGCGCGGGCGCCGCTCGTAACACCCTGGATGACGGCAGGAGCCGCACCGCCCAATGCGCCACCTGTCAAGCCTCCGCCGACTGCACCCTCAATGCGCGCCTGTGGGCCGCCTTCTGACTGGCCTAAACCAGTAGCGGCGCCATAGGCTGCGCCCTCGATCGCGCCGCCTGCCATACGGCCACTGAGGCTTGCAGGTGTTGATCCAGCAACACCAAGACGGCGCAGACCGGCAGCGCCAAGACGTTGCGCACCCAAACCAGCAAGACGACCAGGGCCAGACATCGGAAGCGCAACGGCGCTACCGATCAATCCGCTGTAGTACCAGCCCGGGTTCTCCTTGGCGGCAGCTTTCAGGTAATCACGTTGTCCTTTGAGGCGCTTGTCATACGATGACGAAAAGTCTCCTTGTCCGGTGAAGTAGTCATAGGCAGCCCCAGCGCCGGCTGCTGCCTCATCACCCAGGCCAAACAACAATCCTTGACCAACGCCAGCGGCAGCAGCGCCAAGCCCACTTGTCTTCTTGCCATACGTCTCCTGCATGGCCTTTTCAATCGTCGCGTCTGGAGTTCCATCAGGGAATTCGACGATTGAGCCGTCTGGTGCTTCGATCTCTATGGCCACTATTCAATCCTTCCGGTTTCTGGATTGAACTTGCGACGCACTGGAGCTGAACCTTGCTGACCTTGGGTTTGCATTCCAGGAGCGAAATCAAACCGCCCGCCGGCACCTTGCGGCGCTGCCGTTTCCTGGGGTGGCACATTGTCCTTTAAGAACGGGCTTGGCACGTTTTCAGCGCCAAACCTTTTAACGTCCTGATCCCATGCCTTACGACGCTCAACGGCATATTTCCTCTTGATTTCGCGAATGCGCTTCAGTGCAGATCGGAAGGCAGGAAGACTTTGCGCCTGATCTAACGCAACTTCCGCATTCTGGAGCAATGCCAATTCGCGTTCCGTTACATGACCAAGCGCTCCGCCGGTTGGTGAATTGTCCCGCATCTGCTGAAGAGCACCAAAGCCCATATTGGCTCTGATCTGCTGAAGCTCTATGGCCAAATCGCTGCCAGGCGTTCCAGCAATGTGCTTCGATATCGATCCAACAAATCCAGTCGTCAATCGTGACGATAGCCTTTCTACATTATCCAGAGAACGGAACAAATTTTCATCGCCAATCTCAGCAGCAGCCATTGACCGGCCTGATTTTGCCAATCCCTGACGACCTGCAACGTTGGCTTCGGCTTCTTTAACAGCTGTCGTTTTGTCTCCTGCTGCGCGTGGGCTCAATCCTGCCGGCGTCATACCGCCCTCAAGTGGCATTATCTTGCGAGTGCCATCATCGGCGAATTGAACCGTGTAAAATTGACCAGAATTCTGGTCTTGGAAAATGGCCCCAGTTTTCCCATAGCGTGCGGCTGCTTCTTCACTAGCTCTGCGCTGTGCTTGTGCGATTTTCGCCTGCATCAGTTGACGTTCCAGAGGTGCGTTTTCCTTGGCCTGCGCCATCTTGAACGCCGCCGCCTCGCGCTGCGGTGCCTGCAACTTGTAGTTAAACGCAGCCTGTGCCGTGCGCGAGTCTTGGATCGCCGCGTTGAGAGCCGACTCGTCACCGGCAACCATCGCCGCCAGACGGGCGTTTGCGGCCCTTGACGCCTCCGTCTCGCCCTGCCGGGCCATATCCATACGCGCCTGACCGCCGAGGCCAAGCAACACGTCACCCAGCGCCTGAGTCCAGTGCCGGGTGTTGTTGAGGCTTTGCTGTGCGCCCTGGAGCTGGCCAGAGCCCTGCCGCTGCATCGCAGCGTAGGCGTCCGGGGTGAGGTAGATCGGAGGTTTTGCCATCAGCGCATCAAACCTCCCATCATGCTACCAAACAGCGATCCGCCGCCGGTCATAGGTGCTGTAAGAAGTCCAAGCCCGATCTTGCCAAGACCGCCAAGCAATCCGCCGTAGTTGGATGCCTTAGCCTGCCACTCGTTTTGCATTAATTGCGGCATGTTGATCGGCGACGACGTGGCGACCTGCGCGAACGGTGAGCCCTGCGGGTTGAGCGTCTGCTGTCCGAAGGCGAGCCCAGGATTGGTTAGGTTGGAAAATTCTGCGAGCTGCTGCTGACGGCCCTGTAAGCCCTGACCGTAGAGTTGACTTTGCAACCTTGACGTGAGGTCGTTGTTGCTCTGACTCTTGGCTTGGTAGAACTGGTTGAGCGCGTCTTTGTACGCTTCTGATTGCGGGTCTAAGCCCTGGTTCCGTAGCTTGTTTTCAAGCGCAGATTGGTCCTTGTCCCACCGGGGCGCCGAGTAGGTCGTCGCGAGGTCGTAAGCGCGATTAAACGCGTCCCCGCTAGTATCAGAGAATGGATTGTTCAGAAAATCCTGCGCGCCAGAGAAATACTGCTGACCAAGCCCGCCAAGGCCCGTCGCATACTGCTGCCCCATCTCGCCAAGAGACGTGTCCTGGCGCCAGGTCGGGTTGCCGAAGCGATCCTTGCCGGTCTGGGTGTATTGGACGGAACCGCCGAACGGGTCGTATTGGTCTGGACGGTTCGCCGCCAGTTCGGCCGCCGTCTTCCGTTCGTCGACCTTTTGTTGTGCTTTCGCCATTGACTTGGCGCTAGGCGGCTTTGGGGCTCCGAAGCTCATCGTGTTCGATCCATTTACAGGTTTGCGGTGTCATGTAGAACGCAAGGCCGTCTTGGCCTGGTCCGTACCAATCTCGACGCACACCTTCGAACCGAAATCCCAACAAGTTCGGAGCGTGCTTCTTCATAACCTTGTTCGTCCGTTTTGTCACTATTTCGCAACGTGATGCTCCCAAATGCAGGAACACGAATGCAAATAGGTCACGGAGCACTTGACGAGTGATTCCGCCTGTGGATTCGACGCCGATCTCGACGCCGCCAGGACTGACTTGCAGGATCGAAAACGCGCCGACAGGGTTATTGTGGCGATCCACCATCCCGATCGCCCACGTAGCGCCACGCAGGGTCAATCCGTCCGGCTCGCGGGCCAAGGCCCACTGCAAGACTGCCTCATCCTGTCCAAACACAAGCTGGGTCAATAGTAGTCCCCCGTCTCATACGTGATCACAAACCCATTGATCTGCATCACGTCATCGCTCTGGTGCTCGTTATTCGACCACGCATCACCCCACGCGCTGATACCCCAATACGCCGCCTCGCCGGTTTCTAAGCTGATCCCGGTCTGGGCGCGAAACTTGACCGAGCCAAACTTTCCAAACGCCGTCGGCGAGGTCCAATCGTTGAATCGGGTTGCATTGGCCGACCAGATATCCGTGTCCCATGTGCCAACATCCCATACGCCAGACTGGTTGAACGTTTCCGAAGAGACCGTGGAAAGTGTTGAGGTAGACGAGAAGTCAACCGAAACCCCCAGCGAGGGGAAGTTGCCGCCATCGGCCAGAACGAGCGCCTGCATGGCCGTCCAACGCTTTGTTTGGCCTGGGTTGCGGTAGGCGTCGTAGGCCGTCTCACCCGTCGCTGTGATGGGCGTGGCGACATCCGCGCCGCCCGTGTCCGCCTTGTACACATCTCCAGCTACACCGCCGAAATACACGTCATTCTCGTATTCGACCCAACACACGGCGTTTTGGCTGGTGAACTTGCACCAGGCCCCTGTCAGCGTGTTCATGACGTACTGCTCTGCCGTGACAAACTCAGCCGTTGGCACATTTAGGATCAGCATTGTGCCCTTAGGGTAAACACACAATTGCCAACCTTGATTGGTAGCGTAAGACCGTGCGGCCGTTGTCATTGCGTTGGTAATACGTTGCGTCACCGCCAAGCGTTGCTGGGAGGCCGTATCGACGGCGAGTATCGAGGACAGCGCGTAGACTCCCTCGACGGTAATCACGAGTAAGTCATTTCCGTAGCGTTGAAAGCAGCGTCGGCCGATCGGGGCAGCGATATCAAACACCCCAATCAGGCTCCACGTCACGGCACTGGCGGGATCAGTACCTTGGTAGATCGCCAGCTGCCCCCGTGATGAAATGAAGACTGCGAAGTCATCGGCACCTGATCCCCCGTCCCGCGTCCAGGTTGCCATCGCCATCAGGTAACCGCCACGATCAAAGTTCGAGCCTAATTCGAACGTCGTGGCGGCGCCTGTGATAGCATCTGTGGCAAGGTAAGCTGCCGACGTGCTGTTGAGAAGCGTGAACCAAATCCTCTTCTTATGGACGTTGATGTGAACGCAATCGGTTGGCGTGATGCCGGTGATTGATGGCGTGGCCCATGTAGACCCGTTGTAGTGGCGCGGCGCATCCACACCGTTTACGATGTAGAGGTAATCGGCGCCCGAGTTTGTGAAATTGACCCATTGCCAATAGGGATCGGTCAAACTGCTCACCGACGACGTAGCCTGTCCCTTGGTTGTCACGTCGTAAATCGTGTCGGTCTCGGCGGCGAACAGCTTGGAGCTGCTGCGCCCCTGCCAGACCATAAGCGTCTCGATCTGCGTCGTCCCGGCGTCCCAGGCGTGGTACTGGTGCCCCCGGCGGACCTCGACGTAGCCAGGACGCGGGAACCAGTTTTCCAGCGTGACGGCGTGGTCCTTAGGCATGGCAGCCAGTGGGCTCTCTGCGTCCCACCCACCAACGGGCGCGGGCACGGTGGCCTGGCCGACGACCTTGGCTCTTGCCCTGTTTGGCTTCAATGGTGCGCGCATTAGCATGTTAGACCCCAATCACCGTCCAGTTGCTTCCGTTGTACCAGACTAGGGCCGCAGCTGCGCCGCTGCCTGAAACCGTACTCCCAACGCTAGGACTGTTTGCATCTGTGACTCGCGCGATCATGCCTACGGTCGGCGTTGGAAGTGTTGCGACCGTGTATCCGTTGTCGGCCTCAAAAATAGCCGACTCAACCGCTGTCTTGTTGGTAATAGTCTGCGCTTTGGTGTCTAAAACAATGCTGTAATCATTGCCCGCATCATCCGTAAACTTTGGGATGTTGGGCGTGTCGTCCTTGACCCACCACTGGCCGAAGGCAGCTGAGTCGCTTAAAGCTGCTGAAGACTCCCTGAGTTTCCATCCAATTCTGCCGGTATTATCAAGCTGGAGCGCCAGAAACTCAGTGCCGTCCAGCTGTACGACAAAAGTGTTGTTTCCAGACGTTGCGTGCTGAAGCTTGATGTAGTTGTCGCCCAGCGTTGCGTGAGGCTGTGTAATAACAAGAGTTGGAAACGTGCCGGTCGTGTTGCCTTCTATGGTCAAGTTGCCGGATGCTGTGAGAGACAGGGTGTTGGCGTCGTCCCATGTAAAGTTAGCTGTGCCTTCAATCGTGCCGTCACCCGTCCACACGGCAATCTGGTTGTCAGCTGGCGTCCCGGTGTAATCAACGTAATTGCCTAAATCAGAGATGTCGCTCTCTGTAATCGGATCGACTGTTATTTGCTGCCCCGAAAGGCTGATGTACGTGCCAGTCCCCGCCAACGTCACCGCGTCGTGATCCCGAGCCGCAATATCAACGCCATCCACTGTGCCGCTGACAGTGATGTTACCTGTGACGCCAAACGAGCTACCGTCGTAGGTTAGTCCCGTAGTCCCTTCAATGTTTGTCGCAGACGTCCAGACAGCAACCTGATTATCTACGGGCGTTCCGGTAATCGCTACGAATCCAGACCCCGTGACAAGATTATCAAGATATTCATCGAGCGCATTGGGGTCCGTCTCATCCTTATTCGGGAAATGAACCATGTTCGCAGTGCGTTGATCCGGCGTGTTGCTCATATCGTCCAGCTCCCTTCCGGCGTGAAGGGATCGAACACAGCAGAGCCACCTTGATCCATACCTAAATCGAGAATGCGCATTCCGCCGTCGTTTGACAGGCGCTGTTGCAACTCCATCTCGTAGGTGCGATAGGCTTCGCTGTAGTCCATGCCTTTGGCCTTCAGGAATCGCCAAACGACGCCAAGGCCCATTAAGCACTCGCAGAGCTTGCCGACATCGTCATCAGCCTGCCAGGCGGCGTATTCGGTATCCCCTGCGGCGTTGGTCAACCAGTTCAAGGACATATACTCAAACGCCCAGGTTTCGCCTGCGGTCGGCACCGGGTAACAGAGCACAGCGTTGCCGCGAATCCTGAAGCTATCCCAGACGGAATTGAATAGGTTGGTCTTGAGCGCCTGCCACCGTTGGGGATCAATCGGCCCGGCAACCTTGCGGCTCTGCGTCCGGTTCCAGAACGAGCCTTCGATCATGCGATCGTAATCCGACGGCAGCGCGTTGGACTGTTCTTCCGTTGCCGTAGTGGTAATCGTTTGCTCTTTGGTCAGGTCTTCCCAGTAGCCACGTCTTGCCAGTTCCCGCCCTTCCTGGTTGGCAAGGGCGAGAAGCTGACGGATTTGCGTGTCGGACGTGCCGATCACAGCGGTGGGACGCGGCAGGCCGACCTGGTCGGTGACGTCTTGGATCATCGATAGAAGCGACATGCCGCGTTCTCCTTAGGCTGCGTTGTCAGGGAATTCGACCTGATCCGGCTCGCTTTCGTCCTTGCGAGGGCGTCCGGGGCCGCGTTTCTTGGCTTGCATCTCGGCGAGCATGGCGCGGAGTTCGTCCGCTTCACGGGCTGCCAGGAGGTTCTTGGCCGAGCGCCAGAACTCCAGGAAGCCAGGGCCAAAGTCTCTGACCGTTTGCTCATCGAGCCCGGCAAACTCTTCGACGGTGCGAACTGCTTTGTAACGCAGAACAGCCGCTGCATCGCGGGACACGCCGGGGATTTCCCGCAGTGGCGTGCCTTCGATTGCCTCATCCGGCTTTTCGCCTTTGGTCTTCTGGTAGACTTCCCACTCGCGGGGAAACTGCGCGATGACCTCGGGCGTGACTTTCTTCAGGATGTTCGACGTGTTGCCGACAACCCAGATTTTGCACAGCTCGCGGTTGTGATCGTCGTCAAAGTAGAACTCGGCGCGCAGCCGTGACGGAATTTCAAGCTGACTGATTGCTGATTGATCCATTATTTATCCCCTTTAGGTTGCGAACGGTGATGCATCTGCGAGCACCAGTGACGTGCCGTTGTCGGTGATTACTCGGGTACGGAATGTTGAGCCAGTATGGGTTGAAGACGTAATCGCCACGGTGACGTTCATACGTCCCTCGGACCTAGCATCAGTGCTGGTGTAGCTGGAAATCGTTGCCGAGCCGCTGGTAGCCGTTCCAGAACCAAGTGCAATCGGGCCTTTGTATACGGTGCAAGTAGCCATTATGGCCTCCTAACGATGAAGACGCCGTCGCCTTGGTAATCAACTTCTGGCCAGTGGCGCGACAGCTCTTCGGTCCACCAGACATGATCATGAACGCTGAGATGCAACGGGCGGCCAAGCGTTGCCGGGCCGAAGTAGTCAGGCTCGAACTCAATGCGGAAGAACACCTCGGCGCAGGCCGTTGCGATGTTGTCGAGCACGATCGAAACCTGTTCGGGAGGGATGTGCTCCATAACGTCGCAGCAGATGGCATAGCGCCATGAGACGTGGAACGGCTGGCTGATGTCGTGGAGGATAAACGGAAAACTCAGCGCATCCTCGTCGCGGCAGTTGTCCGCGAAGTCCATCAGCGTCGGGTTGAACCCAGCCTCCGCCAGATAGACCGACGCGCGCCCCGTGCCGCATCCGATGTCGAGCACCGATGCCTTGCTGGGCAACCAGGCTGCGATACGACCCGCAACGTTTGCGCCAGGCGACACTGTCCGATATTGCGGGTTATCCCACATGGCCCTGTATTTCTCGACCTCGTCCATCTCCTTCTGGGCGACATTCAAAATGTCAGGCAGAAGCCCAGTGCCGTTGACTAGGATCGTGGCGCCCATGCCCTCCAGCGCGAGCTTGACGTCGGGGAACTGCTCGGCCTGCTGCTTCATGACGAGGCTGCACAGGTATTCTTTGCCGCCGAACTTGACCCATGAACACGGTTCGGATTCGTTAATGCGCTGCGGGGCGACGTGGCTGCGCTCCCGGCTCTCGTGGCAGGAATCAAACCCAAACAGCTCGATGGTGCGGTGGCCCAAGGCATACGCCAGAAAGCAGGCAACTGGCCCGACAGACGAGGCTGATCCAATTTCGGTATAGGCTGGGCGCGGTCGCGGCAGGCATTCCTCCAAACGATCCCAAACCAGATGCACGAGCGTCTTGTCGCCGGTGACAGCGTCGACGACCTCGGGGTGAACCTGAGACGCCAGATAATAGTGCTTGGCCTTACCAATCAGCTCTTTATTGCCGATGCGGGCGTCAATCATGAACTGAGCGTCGGGGATCAATCCCTCGCTGTTCAGCCACTTCGTAGAGCCGTTGACCGTGATGATGAAGGCGCCGTCGGCAGCCAAGTCCTTGATGGCTTCGATGTCGTGGCGTGCGCTCGGTCCAGAACCGACGATGACCGCCGTCTGCAAGCATTCCTCGCCCGCAATGAACCAATCGATCGGCTTCGCGCTGTTGGCGCGGATGTTGTCCATACGGAGGTCGTCGCTGGTATTGCACAGCATCGTGACCGGTATCACGAGCGGCATGGTGGTGCCCTCGTTCCAGTGCAAAACCTCGATGCCTTGGCGCGCGTATGGAATCGGCCCGTGCATTGTGTTGTGAATATCTGCCATGTTCCCCCCGGAGGAGACGGGGGCCGAAGCCCCCGCCAATTGTTACGCCACTGCGATTGCAGGACGGTTGATCATGCAGGTGACGAATCCTGCTGCGGTGCCCGACGTAGCGGAGGCCACGGTGGCCACCACAGCGCCCTGGATCGCGTTAGCCGTAGCTGCTGCGATCACGACACCGGTGTTGGCACCGAGCGCCACACCAGCCGCCAGCGACGTGGCCGAGGCTTTCTTGACCTCGGACAGGCCGCCGATCTGATACCAGCCATATTGGCTGGCGACGTTGGCCGACATGGCCACACCGAGCGGCAGCGGAACGCCTGCACCAACGGCCGCGAGGGTCGTCTGATGCGTAGACGTGTTGTAGCTGACCAGCGAGCCAGCAACGGTTGACGCCACGCCGGTCAGGTAGATGAACTCGCCCTCCCCAGTTCCAGGCTCGTGCGCCGTGACGATCGTGCCCAGCGGATGCCGTTGGGTCGTGGACGTCTCAGCGATTGGCTGCCAAGCGCCCTGCGGAGTAGAGATTCGATAAGTCATGCTAGTTCTCCTTCAGATTGCGCTTAGGCACAGATCACAGCCTGGAGGCTGCGGTTAGAGACCGTCATGTTGCCCGCGAGGACAATCGGCATGACGATCGCGTCCTGGTTGACCGAGGACTTGTCGGGCAGTGGCTTCAGCCAGCGACCCTTAGCCGGACGGACAAACAGATAATCGGTGTTCAAAAGATACATCCGAGTGGCAGCACACTGGTCGTCAAAGATCACCGGCACGTTGCCTTTGTAGACAAGGTTGGTGAACCCGGCGCCCGCTTCGGCGTCCGACGTAAACCGCTGGTTGGCCAGAAGGCTGTCCCAGTAGTACGTGAAATACGTCGTCCCAGCCACGATGATGTCAGGCATGTCGGAACCACGGATCACGTTAAGCCATGAGGTATTCATGGCCGTCTGGATCGTGGTGGCCGAGGCCGTGATCGAGAGCGTGGAAAAGTCGTAGACGTAGTTACGCCACCACGAATACGTCGTGCCGGAGATGCCGCCAACGGTGTTGGTGTTGGTGTCTGCGACCAGTTCCTGAAGACCACCGAACTCCTTGCCGCCAGAGCCGGTGCCGTCGGCATAGAGCGCCGTTGCGACCGTGTTACGCAGCGAACGGTCAAGGTTGGTCATGCGAGCGCGAACCAGGTTGTGAATCGCCTCACGGCCCGAGTTCTGGACTTCTTCCAGGCCGGTGATCACGACGTTACCGGCGAGCTGCTTGTAGTTGAACTCGGCGGCCGTGAAGGTGTCGGAAACCGACGTATCGAGGGTCTCACTCCCCGAATACCACATCACCGTTCCGTTCTCGGCGAAGTCGATCTCTTGGACAATCGTCCGGCCAGTGGCCGGCATCATGTTGCCCTTGCGCTCGATCTGCCGAAGCAAAGCGTTATGGTTGGTGATGTTGTCGGCGATCTTCCCGGAGTAGCCCTGGAAGGTCGTCGTGATGATGTCACTAAACGAGCTGTTTGGAGTTGCCATTGTCTAGGCTCCTGATGGTTAAAAGCCGGCTGAATCGAGCGCGGCGGAGATCGCATCATCAATCGTCGTTGGCTCGGATGAATGCCCGTTGAGGGCAGCCCGAGGCGATTTCTTGATGGGTGCAGCTCGCTTGGCCTTTTCAACAGCCTCCCGCTGGCGGGCAACGGTACTCGCGGAACGCGCGGCGAGTTCGGCTGCGATCCGATCCTCGATCGGTTTCGCTGCCTTCTCATACGCCTCCTCAAGACTCTGAGCCGCTCCGTTCGCCATCAACTGACCCATCGCGCCTCTGACCACATCAAAATGAGGGTACTTTGGGCTGCCGTCGGGATTGGATGCCGAGGAAAAGCTCTCGATCTGCGAGTAAAGTTGCTGCTGCTGGAACTGTTGAACCTGGGCTTCAAGCTGTGCGATCCGGCTTTGCTCTTGAGCCAACCGGCTATCACGGTCGTGAACCTCGCGAAGCTGATCGATGTCAGCATCCCAAGGCACGGCCTGCGACATATCGAGCGGAATCCCGTAGTGCTTCGCGATGTCACCGAGGAGCTGCATCTTTTGGTCAAGCGTGCCATACGTGAGCGTGCGCTCAATCCCCGCATAGCCTTTGAGAGCCTGATCAGGGCTCATATTTGAGGCGGCGAAGATGTCCTGCACTTCACGGGCAGTCTGGACCAGATGGTCAGCTCCCTTGCGGTATTCGGCGAATTCCTGGGCCGTTCGAGTGAGAGCAGCATCACTTGCTGCCTTGAATTCCATCACAACCTGTTGTTGCTCAGGAGGCAGCGCGTTGAACTTCTCTCGGTGTTCGGGCTCCCAACCACGGAAGTGACCGTCGTCCCATGCGGGGCGTTCGGGTTCCTCGGTGACAGCCTCATCAGAAGCCTCTAGCTCGGTGTCCTCGGGCTCTTCGCCCTCTGGAGCCGCTTCTACAGGCTCATCTTCTGCCGGTTCGGCGCTATCGTCAGCAGCCTTGAACCGTCCTTTTTCGTCGCGTGCACGGCCGTCGGGTGCGGAATCAACCTCTGGGGTTGTTTCGGCACCATCGTCGCCATCAATTGCGCTGTAAATTGCTTTCGAGAGATCGTCGATCTGTTCAATCTCGCCGTTTTCCGTCACGGTTGTCTGTTCGTCTTCGTCAATCATCACTTATCCCCCGCGATTACTTTAAAGCTGCCGAACGTCAGATGGACGCGGTCTTCGCCTTCTGTTGAAAAGCGATCCACTGCCGGCGTTTCTTTGAATATGAACGTGAACAGCTTTGCCGGCACTGTTACCTCGCCTTCTTCTCCGTAAAGATATTTCAGCTCACGAACCAAATCGAGTGCGTGCACAAACATCATCCCCTCCACGGTAACTTGATATCGTTGCCCACCTGGCGGACCCCGTAAGCTCTCTCATAGTCCCGCAGGTGCTTCCTCGACGGGATATGCGTGCCGTCTTGCGTCTCGAACGGCGTGATGTCGGGCATGTAGTAGGCGCCGCCGACGATAGGCTTGGCCTCCGCCTTCGGCACCAACTTGCCGTCTCTCAGGACGTAGGTTTCGCGTGCCATCAGATTCCCCCTGCTAGTGCGCGAGCCAGAGCTGCATTGCGCGCGCGTTCTTGAAGTCGATTGCGCTTTGCCCTCTGCGGATTGCGCGAAAACTCAAGGTCTGCGACTTCTTCCGGCGTAAGAAGTTTCTCGCCAGGCAAAATGTCCGATATCGTTGTGCCGCTCTGCCTCTGGGCACCGGCTCCAGGCGTGATCAAGGCACCGGCAAGCGGGTTGGCGGCAAGGATGTCTTTAATCGTAATTATGTCATCATCCATAACAACATAATTTCGAGTCGGTTTGTTGCCCGCCTCCTGGAAGACTTTATATATTTCTTCACGCTCAGAAGTTGCCCACCGTTCACCAGGGTTGCTTTCCTTGAATAGCTGGCGTGCCTTGTCTGGGTCACCGTCCGCTTGATTCAAGAACCTACGCGCTTCGTTTGATATGGGGTTTTCCGGCAAGACAGATGGATTATATGACCTTGAAGATTGATCTAAGTACCGCACACCTTTAAGCCCAGCAGCAAGTAATTGATTGGCAATTTCCTCTGGCGTTCCTTTTAAATGGCCGCCCTTAACAAGCGATTGACCTGTCAAGCCCGTCCAGTCCCTCAACCCAGTGCCTGCATCACGCAGCGCCGCTCCTAGCTCCTGCTGTTGCTGCGGTGTGCCAAACAAATCATCAAGCGACATATCGGATAATGGCTTTTGCGACGGTGGTATCTGGCTCATTATATCAGATCGCCGCGCCTCAATTGCTGATGGGTCATCAAAACCGAGCGCACGAGCAATTTCCGGCTGCTCGCTCAACGGCTTATCCCAATCAAGAAACTGATTGGGCTCTGCGTCCACATCAACATTATACAAATAACCTGGCGTTTTCATTTCCGGCACATTGCCAGATTTGATTAACGCGATGGCCTCATCTGCTTTTGCTCTTGCCGCTGCCTTTTCCGCAGAAAAATTCGGACTTCCTGTTCTGGCTTCGGGGCTTTCAAACTCTGACCAGTATCTGTATTCAATATCTTTAATCGCCTCATCAGGCGAGCCCAATGCCTTGATTTTGCTGGCTGCGTAATGCGTCGGGTTAGAATTATCATATAATGCGCCGTCAACCACATATCTTGGCCCACCAGTCGGATTTGGACCAAATACCTTTCCGCCCAGCGCATCTTTGTATGATTTGGCAACTCCCTTCGCCTCTGCCAAATAGTGACCGTGCCCAAACGCTTGAGCACCTTCGCCCGTGCCAATTTTTGACTTATCAAATCTGTTGTGCTTGTAGGGGCTTCCATGCCACAAGTTTAACCCCATAGCCACGGCATTGGCTGGCTTTGGCGCAACCACGCTGCCGAGGGTTGCCGACCCTGCCAGGCCCTCGGCACCACGCTGGATCAATCCTTGGCTCACATAGCCTTGCGGCGCGTTCGGGTCTTGGGCGCGGCCACCGGCTGCACCAACCGCCATCAAGGCGTCGGCCATAGGCTGCGGCGCCGCCAGGCTCCACCGTTCCGACCCGTCCGGCAGGCGATACTTCGCACCCGGCAGCATCGCGCCGCGCGTACCTTCCACGACTTCCGCTTCAGGCGGGAGGCCGAGAAGGTATTGGCCGAGAAGTTCGCCGAGGCTCGCCATTATGCTTTCGCCCCATAGGTCCATTGATCAAGGAGTGCGCGGATGACTGGGTCTTGCTGTTGTGGTGCCTGCGTCGGAGGAGGTGGCGTTGGTGCTTGCAGAGCCGCAGCCATGGCCCGATTGTCTACAGGAGCAGCCGGCGGAACTTGTCCCAGTTCTGGGCCTGTGACCATTCGTGATACAGACTGAGGGCTAGGTACAGGAGCACTAGGATTGGCGCGAAAGTCGGCCTCAAGAGCCTTTCGCCATGACGCCTCATCAAGACCACGACCAAGTTTTGAGGCTTGCGGCAGCTGACCCCGCTTGGCGTAGGCTTCGCCGTGGCTCATGAGCTGAATGCTTGGATATTGCGCCTTAATTCTCGCAATCTCGGCGCGAAGTGCTTCCAAGTCTTCGGGTCCGGGCTGCCCGCCAACCGGTCCAGCCCATGCTAGGCCAAGGCTCTGAGGGTTCAGCCGATAGGCGTGAGGCGCTTTCTGACCATAAGGGTTATCGGGGTAGCGATATTGGACTTTTCCGCCAGAAACGAGCGCATGATAAGGATTGAACCCTAAAGGCTTGCCCGCCGGATGGTTTGACGGGAGCTGCCCATAGTCGTGCAGGATGAGGTATCGCGGATCGAAAGGCATCAGTCACGATCCTCCGTTGATCGCTCTGCCATCTCTTCCATGCGTTCCATGTCCAGCTCAAATTTCCGAGTGTATGCAGCCATGTCCATTTCTTGCTTGGCGAGCTGTTGCTGCATGGCGATCGAGTTGGCTTCGATTTCGGCCTGGATTTTCATCATGTCGGCCTGGAGCTGCTGCTGTTTGGCCTGCATGTCCATCTGAGACTTGGCTTGATCGGCCTCTGTCTTCATCTGAAGACCCTGGAGCTTGAGCTTTTCGACCTCTTCCTGCGGGTCAGGCGGTGGCGGCTCGGGCGGCTGCTGCGCCAGCTCTTCCATCTCCTGCTTCATCTCGTCGAGGGCGTCTTCCATCGCCCTGGAGCCCTTGAAGCCACGCACGCCGAATTCCAGCATGGCGAGCGTCAGCTTCTGCATCGGCGGGCCACCCATCTGAACCAACGGCATCGCGTTGTTCATGAATGTCGCCATGGACTGCAACAGCTCAACGCGGTCCTGCTTCTCTTGGGCGGCGTCCTCGAAGATCGTCGAATCCGTCTCAATATCGATGTGGTAACTGCGCAGCCGGTCGGAGCGCATGATCTTGATGACTTGGTCGATCGTCAGCACGTCCTCGCCCGGTGGCGGTGGCGGCTTTTGGCCAGTCATCATTGCCTGCATCTGCATCTGGGCGTATTGGGCTTGCAGCTCGGCCATTGACGGCAGATTTTCGCCGGTCATCTCCATCAGGATGTTGGGCTCGACGTGCTCGGCGATCAGTTCGGCCTTGATCCGCATAGTGTCGCGAATCCACCGTTGCACGTCCTGTTGGCGCTCCTTAATGCGAGCCGAGCCGTATTGAGCTTTTATTGATTGCGCCGTTGCCGTTTCACTCGCCTGGCTCTGGCCGCGCATGATGTCTGAGATGCCCGTGACTTCGTAAATCGTCTCAATGAGCTGCTGACGTTGTGCGTACAAACCAGTCAGCACATCAATGGCGGGTTTCAGGTCTTCCGTCTGGAACGCACCCTGAAACCCGCCGGCCTGAGCAAACGCGGCGAAGTTTTCAATCGGGATGAATTCGTTGTCGTTGGCGCGCGCGAGGCGTTTCAGTTCCTTGATGGCTGCATCATAGGCGCCGCGCCGCTTCAGAGCCTTGGTGAGCCGGCTGATGCGGTCGGTGATCTCGTCGAGGTCGTCAATCTGGTCCTCATACTCGACGATGGGCGAGCGCGGAACAAATGTGCAGTTGGTCCACACGCCTTGGATTGGTTCCGCCAACGGCCAGAACTCTTCCAACTGATACGGGTCTTCATCGGCGCGCAGGATGTAGGGATATCCCTTGACGACCCACAGACGCTCACGCTTCGGCTTGTGCCAGATTTCCCAGACCTCGGCGCGCTTCAGGTCTTCCGGCACGTCCGAGTCACGCTTGTGGCCTTCCAAGTCCGGCGTCCAGTCGAGCGGGATGTCGTCGGCGTTGTCGAAGCCCTGG